ATGGCGCACTGGGGAGATATTCGCTCTCCCAATCAAAACAACAGCATAGATTGGCTAACCTCTCAAATCGGGTCTAAGCAAAATCAAGGGCTTACAGACGAATTGGCTAACCTTGCACGGCCACCTGATCCTGAAAGTGAAAACGCCGTGTCTACGGAAATAGACAACGGCGCAAATCATTTGAAAGCGTTCACTTTCGAGGATTATGCATCGCATAAAAACCCTCTTAAATCAAGCTATTTCATCTCTAATTGCGGAGGTACGCATGGCTAAGCACAACACAAAAAAAGAGCGTAATAAGGGTCCACGATATGTGAGGCTTGAGCATTGGCTTCTAAATAGTCTTGCTTGGCGTTCTCTGAAGCCCGGTGAAAGAACCGTTTATGTCGAGCTATGTAAACTTTATAATGGTGTGAATAATGGTGCCATAGCTCTATCAAATAGGGATGCTGCAGAGCGGTGCAACATATCTAAAAACACCGCTGGCAAGCATCTTAATGCTCTATGTAAGATCGGGTTTATCAAGGTAAGAACTCCAAGTTCATTTGCACGCAAAAACCGCCTAGCGAACGAATATGAGCTAACCGAGTATGCCTATTTTGATAAGCAACCCACCAAAGACTTCATGGGCTGGACACCCGACACAAAGAAAAACAACAGTACCAATATAAGGACACCCCGTACCAATCGAAGTACACCTAAGGATAATATTCCTACGATTAGGCTAGTTGGTGGGACTGGATTGGTACCGTGATGCTGGTTTTCAATAAGCCCACGGTACCAATTAAAGGTACACATATAATATACCATAGGGGGAGGTATTCCTTAAGCGTAGCAACAGCAGTAGCATTGAAAGAAATAAAGGCTCATTCAAATGAAAAGGGCTCAGGGCTGAACTTGCAACTAGCACCTCTTACCTCTTATGGAATTTATTCCTCTTCAAAGCACTCAAATCGGGTAGCGACAAATTTTGGCATTTTTTTCCATTGTTTTTTTGGGAGGTGTCATGAGCAAGTTTCCATATAACACCTCTCGCTGGCAAAAACTAAGACGTGCAAAGCTAAACCGTGATCCGTTGTGTAGTCACTGCCAAGGCTTAGGACGTGTAGTCATGGGTAAGATCGTTGACCATGTGAAAGCAATCCGTAACGGAGGTGACCCATTCCCTGCCCTTGATGGATTGCAAACACTTTGCCAGACCTGTCATAACCGTAAGACACAATCTGACATGCAAGACAATGAGCACGTAGTACATGGCTTTGATGCGAACGGTGACCCTATCGACCAGACACACGACTGGCACACCGGGGGGGCCTTCAATCACGAAAGCCCTACCCGTCAAGTACCGATGCCCCCCACAAACACATACTTAATTTCATCAAATGACGATGATAAGGATGATGTGTCATGGGTTTAAGGGGACCAGGTGCAAAGCCTTTGAAAAGCCGGGGGAAGCCTGAGAAACCATTACGCAAGACCCTGCCATGGGATCGCAAAGGGCTTTCACGGCCTGAACGGGTTATTGTCTTTTGTGAGGATTTCAAAATCACATCAGGTAAGTTAGCGGGAACAAAGGTAAAATTGAGGGACTGGCAAAAAGATGATATTCACGCCATTTACTCAGAGGATAAGGATGGAGACCGACCTGTTAGAACGGCGGTGCTTTCCGTTGGCCGCAAAAACGGTAAAACACAGATTGCCGCCTTGCTGGCGCTTTGTCACCTTTGTGGATCGGAATCTGAACCACGAGGGGAGGCCTATGCTTGCGCCAATGACCGTTTTCAAGCCGGTAAAATATTCCAAGAAATGTGTGCGCTCATTCAAGGCCATGCGGAACTAACAGAACGCTTAAATATTATCCGTTTTCGTAAAGAGATTGAGGATTTAACCACTGGCAGTATATTCGCCGCCCTGAGCGCTGATGCAGCAACAAAACACGGATTAAGCCCGTCATTCATAATATACGACGAATTGGGCCAAGCCAAAAAACGGGATTTGTACGAGGCGATGGATACGGCCATGGGGGCTAGGGAGAATCCTTTGATGTTGGTAATCAGCACTCAGGCTGCAGACGATCATGCCGTTATGAGTGAACTCATAGATTACGGCTTGAAAGTCCAAGACGGGATAATAGATGATCCAAGTTTTTTCCTATCGCTCTATACCGCACCAGATGATGCCGACCCGTGGGAGTTAGAAACTTGGAAACTGGCAAATCCGGCGCTTGATGATTTCCGCTCTTTGCCAGATGTGGAGCGCCAAGCCCTGCAAGCACAAAGAGTCCCCAGCAAGGAATCATCATTTAGAAACTTAATCCTTAATCAGCGTGTATCAGCACACACAAGGTTTATAAACAAAGCCGAATGGGATGCTTGCAACGGTGTGGTTGATATTGAAAATATGAAAGGCCGGGAATGCTATGGGGCGCTGGATTTGGGGGCTACCCGAGATTTAACGGCGCTTGTCTTGGTGTTTCCCAATGAGGATAAAACGGTGGACGTATTCCCTATCTTTTTTATGCCTGAGTATAATCTCAGTGATAGATCAGAAGAGGATCGAGTACCCTATGACCTATGGGCAAAGGCTGGGCATATTCTCGCTATCCCCGGAGCAACCATAGATCCGTCCTATGTAGCGGCTACGATTGCAGATATGGCGGCCACATTTGATTTGAAAGCCCTTGCCTATGACCGTTGGCGTATCGAGGATTTGAAAAGGGAACTGGATGCCATTGGCTGCCCGCTCGAACTCTTACCCCACGGCCAAGGGTTTAAGGATATGTCACCAGCGGTGGATTTGCTAGAACGTCACGTTGCGGATCGTTTACTCAGGCACAGGGGCAATCCCGTCTTGCAAATGTGCTCGGTTAATGCAGTTATTACACGGGATGCGGCAGGGAATAGAAAGCTGGACAAAGCTAAAGCGCTGGGTCGTATAGATGGCCTAGTAAGCCTATGCATGGCGCTCTCATTGTATACAAGGTTTGAGGGTAAAAACGAATTACCAGCCTGTTTATCAAGTTAGAGATAATCAATCCAAGGCGTGAAGTTACCCCAGTAAAAAAGCTGCATGGCACATAAAACACCAATGCTGATTAACAAGGCTTTACGGTAATGCTTGTTTTTGCGGGCTACCGTTGCAATGACGACAATGATTACAATCACTTTTAGCCAATTGTATTTCAAATTTAGAAAAATAAATCCGGTTAGACAAAAAGCTGAAAAACCAAATAATAATGACCGCGTAAGATCAATTTTTATCTTATTTGAATATTGTTTGTTCGTAAAAACCCCCCAAACATCGGAGAAAATATTATTGTTTTTTGGTGAGTGAGTCGAATACGATAAGGCAAAGAAAAATAAACCCAATATAATTACATTGACTACATCCGCAGCTAAGAAGCTCGGAAAGGGCAACCAATTTAGGAATGCATTCCATTTATCAGGTAAAAAATAGAAAGCACTGACCAGTTGTTTAAACTCTGCTGGCGTTGTGCTGGCAATCAAACCCAATGACGACGGAACGAACGAAAGACCTATTAATACTTCACGCCTCGCGGCCTTGTCAAAAAACATAAATACTCAATCACCCATCCTTTAATAAACTCCTTTTCAAACTATATGTTTGAAACGGCAGCCATCTTATGTTCTGCATCTACTTGATGAAGCTAGTAATACCCAAGTCTAATAATCCCTATGCCAAAAGAAATAAACGAAATTGCAAGGAGTGTCAAAAATATCCAGTGAAAAGACTTTCTTACTTTTGCAGCCTCGTTTCTTGCATCCCGAAAACCATCTTGCAGCTCAATGCTAACCTTATTTGATGGATCATAATTTCCAAACCCTAAGGGAGCAATTCGTGTTTTTTCGAGTTTTTCTTCTAAATCATCTACTTTATCGCCGAAGTATTTTTGTGAAATGTGCAGATTAATAGAGCTGTGAGCAAATAATGCCGCCAACATAGACGATAGTATTCCGGCTAAAAAGGGGACAAAATATAGCCGAGATGATTGCAGGCTTTGTATTGGTTGGGCTGTGCTGTTCATAAAAGTGCCCAGCAAAATTAAGGATGCAGCATTACCAGATAAAGCAAAAGTATGTAAACGGCGCAACCAAAATTCATCCTTTGATAAGTTTGCATTGTAAAGTATTTTTAGATGTTTTGGTTTCATAGCTTATGTGTTCCGCATTACTGGCCAGCAGTTGAACGAGCCTGTTGCAAGTTATAGCTGTTTATCAGCCACACAACTTTAACATTAGTCGCTCTGATACTCTTCTTTTGTAGGCAATTCATCAAAAGGCGGTTCATATCCGCGTTCGTCATATTTATTGCGTGTAATTGGTATCGAGTTATTACCATCGCTAATTTGCGCCCAATCCCCATCTTTGTATAAACCTCTATTCATAGTTAAGTCCTTTCACAATCAACTCCCGAATGGCCTTTGGTCGTGACATATCACCACGATAAGCATCAAGACGATCAAGCAAGTCTTGATGAATGCGCACACCAATAGTTTTACCCCGCCCAGTGGCTGGCCGTCCGCGCCCTCTTTTTTGGCTATCATTTATTACTTGCTTGTTCATATATTTAATGCTAGCACTAATTCAACTCAAAGGGAAGCACCAACTTCCCATTTGGGTCTAACCATAAACGCTAAACAGGAGCGAATAATGACTAAAACAGCAGATACGACGAGTCCGACAAGAATCCAAGAATGGATTTTACAAACTTGGCGAAATTATGGTGGTGACATTGTAATCCACAACAAAAAATATTGGATAAAACCTGGGAAAACCCCCGACCCTGTTTTCACAGCTCTAATGATTATTACCCGGAAATACAAATGGGCAGATATAAAACTAGGGGCGACAGCATGAGTAATATCGACAAAGTTACGGCGGAAATGAGCTTGTTATCTCTTAAGGAAGCTACCGAAACACTCATGTTAGTTTCTTTGGCAACTACTCTTGAGGGCTCCGTAGATCGTATAGATGCAGGCATAAGCACTGTTACTGAAGCTTTGAAAACAAACATTGATACGCTTGGCAAAGCCCTTGGTTATGGCAATAACTTCTTTTGTAATGGGGTGGAATAAGCTACTGGAATTTAATTCGTAGCATTATACGAAAAAACTTGACATGCATTTATTCGTGCATTACTACGAATTAATGACATCGGTAAATAAATTCAACAAAGCAATTTCAAAAGTAAGAGGTATTCCTGTTGCAACGGTAGATTCCTACTCACGTAGACTAAGGGACAATGGAATATTTCCAAGTACATCACGGGGACGTGGCGCATCTAGTGTTACTCCTGAGCATGTGGCTATGGGTTTATTTTCAATAATGAGAGGATCTCCAATAAAGGCCGCTGACAATGCAATAGAGGTTGGAGAATTAAAACCCCATTCAGAGGGTGGAAATATATCAGACCCAATACTTGGTGCTCAGCTTGCGACTATTGGGTGGACAAAAGATACTACACTCGCTGAGGCTATTGCTGATATTATCACGCGGGTGGCGAAAGGTAAAACAAATGAATTGTTTGGACTACAGCTTGGTGGACAGCCGTCAGGTTTCACTCTTAAAATTGACAAGTACTGGACGCAGGCAAGCCTCAAATGGTACCCGACTTTGGAAATAATTGAGGCTTGGGAGAATGGTGCCAAAGCTCTTAGCGAAGATATTCGATACGCTTTCAAGCCAGATCGCTTAGGTAATGGTTATTTGAGCAGGGCAATGGAGATAAAATTTCATAGCCCATTATTCCGAGATTTAGAAGTTACTTATGGCACCGATGCTGAAGGTAACAGAGAGGCTGGCCGTAAACTTCAAATATTACGTGAAAAAGCATCCAAATATGATTTGTACGGCAATGAAAGCATAACTTTATTGACGATTGAAACGCTAGCTAAACTTTTTGAAAATGATGGAGACTAAAATGAAAAACTACAAATGGTATGACCTACAGAATGGTGAGGGAGTGCATGTAAATATGGATTTAGTACGATACTCTACGAATAACCAAGATGAAGTTATTACTTTGCATTTTGACAAAAATCACAAATTACACGTCAAAGAGCAAAAATCTGCATACGAAGACGGTGGATTAAAAGTGCTTTAAATCCTGCACATAACTGCAGATTAACCCGCGTCGAGAGACGCCATAGCCCTTAGATGGAGAAATATTATGGCTAGACTAAACCAACTCAAAGAGCAGCGCTCGGCCAAGGTGGCCGAAATGCGAGCTTTGAATGAAAAAGCGCTTACCGACAATCGAGACTTGAATGACGTTGAGCAGAAAGAGTGGAACGCCTTGAACGGTGAATATCGCAACATTAACGGGCAGCTAGAACGCGCCGAAAAGCTTGCGAGTATGGAGCGTATGGTAGATGCAGAAACCGTGTCTAACCCGATAGACTTCGAACTACGTTCTTACAGCGTGTCAAAAGCCCTACGCGAAAGCATGAACGGCAATTTATCCGGCATTGAAGCTGAATACCATACCGAAATGTCCAAAGGGCGCGAAGTCCGGGGCGTTATGGTTCCCTCAAATGAACTCTTGGAAACCCGCGCCCTTAAGACCACTACACCAGGTACCGGACCAGGCAGCAATTTGATTGCGACAAACCTTGCCCCCATTCAAGACAGGTTCCGCTCTATGCTGAAACTTGAAAGCATGGGAGCAACCGTATTACGCGGCCTTACGGGCAACTTAGATTTGCCCAATGTGCTCGATAGTGGAACAGCCCACTGGGTAGCCGAACATACCGATACGACACGATCAGATATGAAGTTTGAAAAAACCTCTATGGCACCCAAAACCGTGTCAGGTGAATATGAAGTTTCACGCCGGATGCTCTTACAAAGCGACACCGCACTGGAAAGTCTCTTGCGGGCAGACCTTGGTTATATTCTAGCCCAGGCTCTTGATGGGGCTGGCATTCAAGGCGGTGGGACAAATGAGCCTACCGGTATCCTTGCCCACGCAGATGTCGCCAAAGTTACCACGGCTACGGATTTAACAGATACGGCAGCGGATCTAATCTCAGCCCTAGAACTGGATGATGTATCAGGCACAGCTTCGTTTCTGACAAATCCACAAGTTGGGAATATTGCCAGAAAATTGAAAGATGGTGACGGCCACAATTTCCCGCTTAATGAAACCTTTCACAACGAACGTCTTGAAATGACCACACAGGTACCAACGGATATTGGAACGGGTAGTGATAAAAACGCCCTCATTTACGGCCACTGGTCTAGTCTGATTATCGGATATTGGAGCGCGGTGGATATTCTGGTTAACCCGTATCATGCGGACGTTGCCAGTAAAGGCGGCGCCCTAATCCATGCATTCCTTGATGCAGATGTTGCGGTGAGACAGCCACAAGCATTCAGGTACGCGGAGATTTAATCATGGTGACAGTAGAGGAAGCAAAATTACATTGTCACGTTAGTCACGATGAAGAAGATGCTTCCTTTGTCACCTATATTGGCGCGGCAACAGAATGGCTTGGTAAGATTGATGTGGACGTAGTTACAGACCCAATGCCGATACCAATCAAACAAGCCATTCTTTTGATTGTCGCGCTCTATTATGACAACAGGGAAGCTATACCAGAGGTTAGGCGCTCAACGCCCCTGCCCTTTGGTGTGGAAGCCTTGATTGCCCCATACAGGGAGCATTGCGTATGACAGAACGCAGGAACACAATAGAGCTACGCTCGGACGGCAAACGCCTTATCGGGTATGCAGCAATATTCAATTCACCAAGCCTAGACCTTGGCGGGTTTGTCGAGACCATAGCACCAGGCGCATTTAAACGCTCACTATCAGAATCGCCAGATGTAATAGCCCTTTGGGATCACGATAGCCGCTCAGTGTTAGGACGCACAACATCTGGCACTCTCAGGCTAAGTGAGGACACACGGGGCTTACGCTTTGAAATAGAAGCACCCAATACCACCGTAGGCCGTGACGTGCTCGAAATGGTCGGTCGTGGTGATGTAACCGGGGCATCATTTGCCTTTAGTGTCAAAGAACATAGATGGCAGGAACGTGGTGAGGATTTACCCATCCGTGAACTGATCGATGTAGATTTAACCGATGTAACAATTACACCTAACCCGGCTTATCCAGATACCGAGGTGGCAAGACGTTCATTGGATGGCTTACACAAACCAATATTTAGACTCTATACAACCCGCGCTCTTGAATTGATGGAGATAGGGCTATGAGACTAAACCCATTCAAACGTACTGAAAAGCGAGCCGAAACCATCACCACCTCAGATCCGTATTTGAGTGAATTTTTTGGCTACAACAACGGCATAGATAGCCTAGCGGATACTGAGAAAGCAAGTGGTCACGCCGTTGCTATCGCGGCCATGAACACTATTGCCAGTGGGTTGTCGCATCCACCATTGAAGCTATATCGTAGGCTTGAAAATGGAGGCCGCGCACCCGCTAAAGAACACTCGCTCTACAAGGTACTGCAGCACAATTTCAATCCGCAGCTTGAAGCATTCCATGGCCGAGAATGGCTTACAATGTCGGCGCTGCAATACGGTAATGCATTTGCTAGAATAAAAATCAATGGCCGAGGGCAAGTTACAGCTTTATATCCGCTTGATCCAAGACTTGTGACAGTCGAAAGACTGAAAACAGGACGTCTTAGGTATAAGGTGCAACCGCCAAGCGGTGGTGTTCAAATTCTCTTACAAGAGGAAATGCTGCACATCCGCTATAGGACCCGTGACGGCATTGTAGGGATTTCACCAATACAACATGCTAGGCAGTCATTTGGCCTAGCCTTGTCACAAAATGATGAAGCAGCGGCGCAATCTGAAAACGCCTTTAGACCGTCCATGATCCTATCATTCCCACAAATCCTAAATGGGGATAACAAAACCGCTATACTCGACAAGTTTAAAGCACGGTTCATAGGGGCAACAAAGGCTGGCGAACCTGTTATCCTAGACGGTGGCGCCGAAGCCAAACCGATTTCTCAATCAAGTAAAGATGCTGAATTTCTCGAAAGCCGGAAACTATCAAACCTAGATATATGCAGAATTTTCAGTGTACCACCAAGTGCGGTGGGAATTACAGACAATGCCACCTATTCAAACATAGGTGAGGAATCAAGGGCGCTGGTAGTACGGTGCTTGGCACCATGGGCAAAGCGTATAGAGCAAGCTATGAATAGCGCCCTATTAACGCCTGAGAGTAGAAAGCTTTATTTCATAGAGCATGACCTTGCCGGCCTTTTACGTGGCGATATGGAGGCTAGATATAATGCTTACCGTGTTGGTAAAGAATGGGGCTGGTTATCGGCCAATGAAATACGAGCCTACGAAAACATGCCTAAAATTGAGGGCGGTGATGAATACCTAAGCCCGCTCAATATGAGCCCGGTTGGCGAGAAAGTGGAGGCAGCATAATGGGAAATGTGAACCTCACACAAAAGCGAGCTAAGGATTTAATTCAAATGGCAAAAAAAGAGGGTGTAAAATCCGGGGCAATTGTCTTTGGCGAAACCCGTTTCGAATTTAGTTTTACTAATAAATCTACAAACCAGAAGACAAACCCATGGGACGATAAACTTGGCCTCAATACGACTGAATAACGTATCCAGCTTTAAGGATAGACACGGTAAGACGCGCTGGCGCTTTCGCAAGAAAGGTTTCAAGCAAGTATCTTTGCCGGGACAACCAGGCGAAACAAATTTCATGGAAGCCTATAAATTAGCCCTCGCAGGGAAACCTATCAAGCTAACGATAGGCAAAGACCGCGTAATACCGGGTAGCGTTGGCGCTCTCATTGTGCGTTATTTGCGCTCGGTGGAGTACCAGCGCCTAGCCCCGTCTACTCAAAAAACTTACAGGCGTATATTTGGAAACTTCAAAAAAAAATATGGTCGCATGCCGCTCAAAGGGCTTGAAAGAAAACATATCAAAAAAATAATGTCTGATATGGGTAACACACCGGGAGCGGCTGATAGTCTATTGAGGCGGCTTAAAATGCTCATGGGCTTTGCGCTTGATGAGGGAATGATAACGATAGACCCCACCCTTAGGCTTAAAGGGTATAATCTACAAACAGATGGCTTTCGAGTTTGGACTGAGGATGAAATAGCACAATTCAAGAAAGCCTATCCGAGCGGTTCAAGAGAGCGCCTAGCGTTGGCATTATTGCTATGTACAGCGGCAAGAGGCTCAGATGTAGCGAGATTAGGCCGCCAACATATCAAAGATGGCAAGATACGCATTACAGCACAAAAAACGAAAACCACAGTTACCTTGCCAGTACTGCCAGAACTTCAAAAAGAGATAGCTGCAGCACCCGCAAATCATCTTACTTTTCTAGTCACTGCATACGGCAAACCATTCTCGATTAAAGGCTTCCAACAATGGTTCGCAAAAAAAGCACGGCAAGCAGGAATTAAGCCAGAATTACAAGAGGATGGTCACGTTAGAGACTGCACAGCACATGGCCTGAGAAAGTCCGCAGCAACACGTTTGGCTAATGCAGGATGCACAGACAGGCAAATAATGGCCGTCACAGGACACCAAACGGTCAAAGCCCTAAGCTTATACACTGCAAGCCGAGATCAAGAAATAGATGCCGAGAAAGCCATACAAAGGCTCAACAGAAACAAACCCAATGGCTAACCTTATAACAGGGTTAGCCAATTAATGACTTAATCAATTGAATATAAAGGATAATAAAATGGTAATGGCGCACTGGGGATGCGCCTAACTACCATTCCTCGTTATTCCCAATCGTCCAATAAACTCCCATTAGTACTTGTTTTTTAACACGTATCATTCCAGTATGTTTCTCAACATGTCACCAAATCCCGCTATTTGGGTGGGGACAAAGGTGGGGAAGACTATTGAAAAGGGGCTATATGGGCGTTTTGAATAAACTCACTGCTAGAGCAGTATCTGGTGATTTAAAACCAGGCCGGCATTCGGATGGAGGAGGACTTTATCTCTCTGTAAGCAAGACTGGAGCAAAGTCATGGGTATTCATGTGGAAGAAGAATTACCGCCGGCGGGAAATAGGCTTGGGAAGCTTACTTTCAGTAACTTTAGCCTCAGCCAGACAAAAAGCAGCCAATTGCCGTGCCGCCGTTACGGATAATGAAGACCCTAGAGAAGCCCTTAAAGGCATAGAACAGCACACATTTCAAGACACTGCGAACGCTTACATGGAAGCAAAGGTTTACGGCAAGGTGCATCGAGCAAATGTTTTACAGTGGGAAAGGTTAGTAAGAATAACCTGCAAGGGCATAAGCAGTCGCGACATAGATACCATTACAACTGACGATATGCTCCGAGTACTGTCACCTATTTGGACTACAATACCTGAGACTGCTCGAAAATCCCGCGCTCGTATTGAAAATGTGCTGGACTACGCAAAAGGCCGCGGGTGGCGAACAAGCGAAAACCCTGCGCGTTGGAAGGGAAATTTATCGGCCTTACTACCAGCGCATGACCGTAATGCGGTACGACATCATCCTGCAATGCCTCCTTCTGAAGTTCCTGCATTTATTGAAATCTTGGACACTCGCCAAGGCGTAGCTGCCTCTGCTCTCAAATTTCTAATATTGACTGCCGCTAGAACTTCAGAGGTACTTGAAAGTAAACCAAGTGAATTCGACCTAAACAACGAGGTTTGGATTGTTCCTGCTGAAAGAATGAAGAATAGACGAAAACATACCGTTCCTCTTTCTGCACAAGCTATAGCCTTAATAACGCCGTATCTCGACACCAAAATTGGACCATACCTTTTCCCAGGGGCAAAGCATGGTAGACCGCTCTCCAACATGGCTTTGGGAAATGTTTTGAAGCGGATGAAAATAGAAACTTCCAAAGCCGTTCCCCATGGCTTTAGATCAAGTTTCAGAGATTGGGTGGGGGAGTACACTCAATTCCCAAGGGAGTTAGCAGAGCTTTCCCTAGCCCACTCAGTTGGTAATGCAGTTGAGCGAGCTTACCGCCGTAGAGACGCACTAGAAAGAAGGCGACAACTAATGCAGGCATGGTCAGATTATTGCCTACAGTCAGAGAAATCCGAAAAAATAATTAGCATAAGTGCATAGACATGACTGAGTTCAAGTTTAATTTTGGTGACATAGATTCAGTAGGCGCTTTGGCTTTCTTAGCTTTTGCATCTCAACACCAATGGGTAAAAGCCTCAAAATTTAGCTCTTTTGATGAAATAGAAAGCGCCTATGAAAAGCAATTCATCCGAAAACTTAATGATCTAAGAGGACGTGCCGGGGACGCTCTCGATAACTCTAACCATGGTCAGTTTACGGAACTAGCAACGCTTTATTTAGCAATAAAAGAATTTAATATGCCTCATTACTTGGAGTTTCTGAATCCTGATTTTCATACTAAATGGGTGGGACGCGGGTACGCTTATAAGGTTTTCGCACAATCTGTCAGGATGAAGAAAAAATCGATTGGAGCGCCAAGAAAAAACCGAAATGCAGATATAAGAAAGCATGATTTTGTTTGTTATATTCTCAACCAATTTCAATCTTGGGCGTATCAAATATACTGTTCATGGCCGATAGATGACCTCTATCCTGTAACTATTGATATTGCTAAGATAGGAAACATATCACTTGAGCAGATTTTTGTGCAATTCAACCACCCACAGGAAATTAAGAAACTCTACAAACTTCTCATAAGAACAAGTCGGGTTGGTGTTCTTAAAGGCTTACAAGATGTTTATGAAAACAAACATAGAAACGCATTAAACTTTAATTCCCCTCATATTTGGCAAGAATTGAACAACGAGGCTGGTATTTATCATAGAGGAGAAAGTGTCCAATATACAGGGCTAAGCAAGTCACTTACTAAAGGAAGGAACCTTCGTAAAACGGGTAACCATCCGGATATTGAAAGTCGTACCCGCTACCTTCCTGTTCTAGAAGGGGAATGGAATACAGATGCAATTTTCTTGGGGCAAAAATCTCTAAAATAGTTATTTTCGCCCCATATCTTTAAATCTCCACAGAGAATAGTTCTGAACAAGTTCTAGAAACACCTAGAGCTAACAGGAGAATTCTATGACAAATAAATTGTTTGTAACACTCAAAGAGGCTTGCGAGATGTTAAGCCTTAGCCGATCATCCATATATCGTCTTGTGAACCGCGGAGAGCTAAATCCGCGGAAAATGGGGAGCCGGACGCTTTTCCTAGTCAGTGAAATTGAAAGTTTTGCTCTGTCTCTTTGAGATTTAGCCTCAATTGTGGTGGTCGGGGTAACCAACGACGGCATCGCAATTTTAATGGAAGTTACCGTGGGCAGAGCCAAGCTTCCAACCCGGTCCTAATGACGCGAGGGTGGTTCTCGGCAATTATGCATTGTCGTCAAGTAGGTGTCATCCTGTACTTCTGCATCTTGGGAATACAGGGCCTAGTTCCGACGGATAACTCCGTAAGTGCGATAGCCAGTGAACTAAGGTAAGGGGACGAGCTCGGTAGAATAATTCTACCGGCTAGGCTCGTCCTTTGCCTGAACCTCGGAGATTCAGCCGAAATGCGATGAGGGAGTTTCAATAAAACCGAATGGAGTAAATGATGAAGAAAAAAGATAAAGCCGCTTATTGTAAGAAATCAAAAAAAGGGACACATCGAATATTTCTTTCCAATAATAAGGAAATTCGAATCTCACCGAGATTCGACCACAAAAATAGATTGCGTTATGTAGAGTTTAGAGAGTTCAGGCAACGCAATGGATTGATGAAACCAACGGGTGGTTTTCGAGTGTGTTGGCGTTTCATTCAGCCTCTTATTGGTGAAATAAAGTTGTTAGAAGACCATTTAGAAAAAGAACACCTAGAAGGACGTGAGCCCGAGGAAACCGTTCTGCGATACACCTAACAGACAACGTCTGAAAATCCTTGCGCGTTATGACTACGGACTTTTTACGCCCCATAGGGCTTATGTCATTTATTTGATAAAATTTTGGCCCGTGCTTTCTAAATTGTTGGAGTAAACTTATGAATAAAGTTTGTGGAGCAGTAACGGGGTATAAACAAATTGGAGCCTTCAGTGTTCACGAAAGTACGCTCATGGCCATAAATGGCTGGCGACCACATTACTGGAAATTTCTCACATTCGAAACGAGAAAAGAAATTCTTGCAAGTACATTGAACTTTTTTTCATCAAGTTTGGAAACTCATTCTATTGAAGATGTTGCGGGTTATGATGAGCAATATTGCCAGTGGGTAATCCTTCGTGCAGCTAATAAAACATATAACTATTTCTGGTACCGATGTTTTTCAGAACGTAATGATCGCCATCAAGCCATTGAAAATCAAAATAGAGTGCCTTGTGGCGCACGAAAAAAAACTGGACATCCATGCAAAGCAAAAGCTGAACCTGGTAGTAACCGTTGCCGTTTTCATGGTGGTAAGTCGACTGGACCAAAGACAATAGATGGAAAAATAAAGTCCCTTTCTAAATTATCACAATACCAAAGAAAACCGCACCTTCTTATTGCCAAACGCAAAGAGTTGGTTGCAGAAATGCGCGAAAAAACTGGGTTTTAA